GGCTCATAACCTGAAGGTCGTAGGTTCAAATCCTACTCCCGCAACCAAATACTCTTGTGTTATCAGTTACTTGCAAAGCGCCCCACGGGGCGCTGTTTGCGTTGCGAAATCGCCCGGAAGCACTGCGGAAGCAAGAGGGCGCGAAGCCCTTGGTAGCAAAGCGAAAACCAGATTGCACATCTTACCTCCGAAGTTCTAGCGACCATTCAATATCTCGACAAAGACGCTGCATTCCTTGGATATGGACATCAAGTTGTCGATGCCCGCAGTTATGTCCCACCGCACCTTCAACGCTGGCCCGTCGTCCACTGAGCGAGCAGTTATGACACGGTCGTGAAAGTGCAGCGCCCGCCCGGATCTGGGTTCAAATCTTAGCGTCGCGACCAAGCCAGCTCGCGCGATTTCCGTGCTCATAGCTGATGCTTGGGCGGTGGCAGATTCTCCCTCCTGATTGTCGGGATTCCATACAATCGTGAGCCCTTTGATTTGTACGCCTGAAGCAGCGGCCGCGCGAAGGAACTCCGCCAGCCGAGCCCGGTTTTGGGAGCGCGCTCCACACCAAGGATCTTCGATATGAAGGTCGACGTGACGTCCGGCCACAGCCTGAAACAATGGAGTGAGCTTGCGCGGGCTCCCTGGTCGAAAGCGGAACACACGCAATTGTTCGGTGAGCGCTGCTAGGGGGCCTGGTAGCGGGCGAGCCTCACTCTGCACAGTCGAAAGCCAACTGTCGGCCGCAGGGCCAGAGCTTTGGTGGCTAATACCAGCCAGCGCTCCAGCCAGTGCGGGCAGAGACTCAGCGCCACCGTAGAAGGCGCGAACCTGACCATTCACAAGCAGGGAAAGCCGTGGAGCGCTATTGATCCGATCTGCGGGAAGTGATGCGAAACGGAGACGGCCGTTCCGCTCGTATTCGAACAACCGCAGTGCGAGCTGACGGTCAAGTCCCGTCGCTGAGCCCGAAGCGATTGACGTCTCGGGGATGAAGAAGAAAACACGCCTTTCTGTCCCCTCATCCAGCCAGTTCCTCAATGCGATCGCGCTGGTGAGCGCTTCACTGCGATCCGTGGCTCCCCACAGTGATTGCGCGGCCACAGCGATCAAGGAAGCGCCTTCCAGCCTTACGCCAAGCGTTGCCGCCGCTGTTTGTGCCACCGGCACTGAACTCTCAGGCGCATGGACCGGACGCGGCGAATAGTTGGCCAAAAGTGAGCGGAGCCAAGCCAGCACTGGGTGCCGATCAAATCGGTCCCATTGTGCCTGGTTCGAATAGTCGTTGAGGCAACGCGAACAACTGCTTTCGCAGGCATCACCGCGGGGGCAGTCCAGCACCGCGACGGCTCTACCGATGAGTGCTCGGGCCGAAAATCGTGGCTCGTCGAATAGCCTGCGACAGTAGCCGGCACCACCGGGCACAGCATCCGACAAAATCACCATTGGACTGCCACCGGGCATTTCGGCAGTCGCGCGCAGGTCTCGCGGGGCAGTGTCCAGAAGATCGGCAGCAGCAAGCCGAAGGGATTCAGCAAGAGTACGAACAAACCCGTCGTGTGCTGCCCGTCGTTCCGTTTCAGACAGGTCGGAAAAGATCGGCATCGGCTGAGCAATTCGGATCCCGCGGAGGTCGGTTTCGAAGATATGTGCGAGGTCTACTGGCCATTTCAGCGTGTCGACCCGGCAGCGATCTCCTGTGCGCGGATTGTTGTGAATGGCTCGAATCTCTGCGCCCCCGATGGCCTCGGTTGGGGCCGGTCTGGCATGCTCGCAGATAGGGCACCACAAATAGCCCGCGCCCTGGGGCCCACGGTTTAGGATCAACATTTGCCCGGCCAATTTGCCTTCCCGCGTGATCGCTGGAGCAAAGAAACTCGTGACGCCGGAAAGGTCGGACTGTTCGAAGTCTTCCGGTCTTGGGCGGGTAAGCAATCGTGCCTCGTCGACCGGTTTCACCCGGAGACGGCTGGCGCCTGGATCGCGGCCAACCCGATCCTCGTACGAGGTAAGAAAACCTACCGGCTCGACGAAGGCTCGGCGCTGACCGCTCGCACGAGCGCCACACTGCGGGCAGACGTCGCCGAAATCGTCCCTGTCGTGGTGGATTTCAACGTGCTGGCAAGAAGAGCAGACGCGGTGGAACCCGCGCTCCATCCAAGCATCGCCTCCGCCATGAATAGCGCGTCGCGCAATTCCAGCGCAGGTCCAAATGCGTCCACCTGCGACTACCTCCGCACCGGGTGCATATTCTGCGATAGCCAAGCTTGCGTCGCGGTCAAGCTGAAGAGCACGTTCATCGGCTCCCCGGCCGCTGCGATCGGTGACTATCTCGAGATGAATGGCGTGCACTGGAAAGCTATAGGTGGGGATGACAGCTGCCCGAGACAGTGTTTCTACCAAGAAGCGGTCAAGAAAACGCTGCATATCACCAAGACTGCCCTGCATTCGCCCGGTCGCGCGCTTTCGATCTCGTTCTGAGGCTTCAGGCCCATCAAGAGCTTCCTTGGCCGCTTCGTAGCTTGCCTGCATTTCGCGCCATCTTTCGGCAGCAGACGATATCCAGCGGGTGACCTCTGTTCTGAAATACCCGCTCAAAGCCGGACCTTTCAAACCAACATAAGCCAATCGAACCGGGAGCGCTTCGACCATCTCTTCGGCGATTGCCTTGGCAGATTCCCCTGCGGGAGAAGCCGTCCATGTCGCCAGATCTGACTTCAGGATTTCCTCCTCGGCCACCGTAAGCCTGTCGCCCAAAACATCACGAAGGCGCGGTGCTCCTGTTTTCTCCCGTCCCGCGAGCTTGTGGTCGAGCCAGCCCGCAAGAAGACAAGAAACTTGGTGGCGTCGGAAAAAACTTGGATTGTCGAGAGTTAGATAGGGGGCAGGTGGCATTGCTTCGAGATAACTGCGAAGATCGTGGAACTGAGCTTGGTCGTATCGGCTTGAGCGCGCCATCATGAGTGCGATCGGCGCAGCCTGTGCACGTCTTCCAGCCCGCCCGGCGCGTTGCTGGTAGTTGGCAATGCCTGGCGGTACGTTGCGACAGAAAACTGCTTCCAGATCGCCTAGGTCAACACCCATTTCCATCGTGGTGGTGCAACTGAGCAGGTTTACTTCGCCCTGACGAAATCGCTCTTCGATTTCAGCGCGTTCTGCCGAACTAATGGCAGCGGTGTGCTCACGCGCAATTCCACTGAGGGCAGTCCCAGTGTACCGCGCAAGATAATGGTTCCGTCGCCGCATCTCAGTGCGGTCGGTGGCGAGCATCATTACGGTGCGTCCAGTGCATCGCCATGATGAACACGCGCCGTCGAGATCAATCTGGCTGATTGCCCCACAGCTTTGGCAGCGCCACAAATGACCTTCAGGCGCTGGTGTGAAGCGCAGGGCCGCAAGATTCAGGACATACCCGAAGCCACCAGGAAGCAGAAGCCGATGACGTGGGCGCGTGGCCTCGTCCCAAAAGGCCGAAAGAATGTCTCGCGCCACTGCATCGCTTAGCCCGAGCTGATCGACCATGAGCCAGAGAGGTCGGTTTGGACGTCCTGCTTCCGGAAGCAATGTCCGGAGTCGTCTGCTTGCATTCGTCCTGGTCAGCGACCAAGAGATGTCCGCGCTCGACTGACCTTCACCCCAAATCGACTCGTCTGTCAGGTCGATCACCTCAAGGTTATTGATCGCCCGGGAATGTCTCATCAGGTCCAACAAGAACCTCACCAGAGCTGGAGCCAACGCCTGCCGACCAGACGGAAGAAGGTCGGCCACACGTCGCGCAATAGCTGGGGCACCCTCGTAGCCGACCGTTGCCAAACCCAACGATTCGAGCGAAACCCGCAATGCGCCACCGCAGACTTCGGCCGCGATGAGAGCCGTCAGCCTGTCTTTTGCTGCGGTTGTGCTCATCGGTTCGGGGTTCCGTCGATCATAAAGGCGGAAACCCTCGCGCCGGAGCGCCCGCCAAACTCCGTCGCAAAGGCTTTGCAGGTCCAAAGGCTCATTGGCTTCGCGCTGAAGAGCCTTCACCATCGCAGAACGGATTGCTTGATCTCGGGCAGTTCGTTCGAAGAAAGGGGCGAAAAATGCTGCATCCTGCCGACTGTCGGCAAAGACAAGAAGGTTGCGTCCCTTCATCGGCGCGTCGGGTGAATGGCCAGGGGCAGGGGGCAACGCTTCGATCAGTGCTTGCGCTGTCACAGCGGCAAGTGCGTCGTCACCAGGGTGGATTGATGTAACCGGTTCTGCGAAGCGTCCCCCCGTTTGGCCGCAAGAGATGCACTTTCTCACATAAGCACGCCGTTCTTCGCGATCCTCACGCATGATCGCGGGTTCGAGCGAAAGGACGCCGTCACCGGGCCCATCTTCCAAGGCACCGGTCTCAGGGTCAAAATCAAAGGGTGCCTCGGCGTCAGCCGGGTCATCGGCATCATCATCCAGTTCACCCGCCATGGTACCAGCCGCTGTAAGTCGCAGTACACGCCGTTTTGAGTTCGGGCTGATGTCGGATCGCGGATGAAGGGTGGAGCCGTCGTCCCAAGCCTCAATGTACGGTTCTCCGCAATTGCGGCAGACAAGAAGGGGATAGGCAGGCGCATTGTCGATGTGTGTTCCCGTTCGGGACAGCCGAAACTGCGACCAATGTTCGTCGTCCTTTGCGGAAAGACGTAATGCAATGCCTTCGATGCCAGACGCGGCGAGATGGTATCGCGCAGGCAGTAGCGGAAAGGCACCAGCCATGGACGGTTTTGCCAAGACGCCAAGCGAGATCAGTGCGGTCAGCGCCGTTCGAGCTTCTTCTGCTGCTGCAGACGGAAACACCCGTCCGGCGAGGTCTTCGAATGGAAGAGCTCGCCCAATCAGCGCTCCTGCGACCGAACGGACTTCTTCACGGCGCGCCAACACTATGGCCAGCGCCTCACCGAAGGATTGAGTTGCGTCGAGCACGAATGCGGAAAGGCCAGCGCCGCGCATTGCCGCGTTCCAATCGTCTACGGCGTAAGATGCATTGTCGAGGCTGAAAGAGCCTTCTTCGCGAAGCCGCGCCAATACGGTTCCTGCCTCTATCCACTCCGAAACAGGTAGGCTCTTTTCAGTATCGCCTTCGGACAATGCCGGATGCAGTCTGCGCTCGGACGTGATGACTGCACCATCGCCGCTCGGGAATGGTTCGCCAAAGAGATCTTCTGCAAAACGCGCCAGCTCTTCCTTTCGGGCAGGGTCAAGGCTGGCGGACGTGCCGACACATCTGACTTGGCCCTTCGGGATGCTCAGCCGGGCCTTGAGCTTGCGCAGGAGGAAAGCGACTTCTATCGCTTGAGCGCCAGTGTAGGTGTGTATCTCGTCCAAAACCAGCCAGCGGATGTCTGCGTCCTTGAGCAACATCCTGTTTCGCGGCAACAAAAGGATGTGCTCGAGCATGGCGTAGTTTGTCACAAGGATGTGCGGAGGTCGCTCAAGCATTTCGCCACGCGAAAGAAACCAGTTTTTTGGAGCATGTCGGGCATCTGGGAAATCCGCTTGGAATGTCGGAGTGGCTGTAATCCTTGTCTCTTCCTCGGCGCGGGTTGCATTTGATCGCACCTGACCAGTAAAGCGGCCAAGTGTGATGCCGGGATCACCAAGGTCGCGAAACAGAAGCCGTGCGATCCGGTGCATCTGGTCATTTGCCAATGCGTTCAGCGGATAGACAAGAATCGCCCGTACTCCTGGGCGATCCAAATCACCGCGACGCAAGAGGTCATCGATCAGCGGAAAAAGGAAGGACTCGGTCTTGCCCGAGCCTGTGCCTGTCGCCACGAGGTAGTTCTCATCGCGCCCAATCGCCGCCGCCTGATGGAGATGCAGGGGTCTATTGTATAGATGCTGTCCTTCTTTGGTTTGCTTGAGCGCAGTCCAACCCGCATGCAGGGTTCCCGCTGCCACATGCTCTCCTATCGAGCCCCCCTTTTCGAAGTCGGGCAGGCTCTCAACGAATGGCCCTCTGACGAGATCGGCTTGGCCGCAGGCGTCCGCGATGGCGCGAGAGAGGCGCGGAGCTCGTGACGACGATATCGCTGCGGCGGTGGTGATATACCGCGCAAGGGTACTGCCGAGTTCCGTCTTGAAACGAAGTGGGTCGAGTTCGGATGTCATGGACGGTCCTTGGCGATTTGCCATATCAAGAGAAAGTAGGCGAAGAGTTCCGGTGCCAGTCGAAGCAGAAAGGCAAGCGATGTGAGTACGTCTGCCTCCGACCATTCAAGTTGCCGACGAAGCGAAGAAATAAAGTCTGGCATTTCGCCCGTCCGGCTCGCTTTCGCATATGCCGAAAGTGCAGATGCGGCCCAAAGGTCAATCGAATTCGGTTCATCTGCCTCGGCAGACCTAAGCGGAGCGGTGGGACGCAAGTCCGCTGGCGTAATCGTCCAAGCGGCGTGGATGAAGCGTTGCAGGGCCTCTTGCCGGCGGCTGTTCGGCCCGTCGTCGGCCTCGTCGCTCGTGAACAACCCCGCTGTTTCAAGTCGCTCGATGAAACGGATATATGCCGCGCGCCAGTGATCCGGACCAAGGAGGGTTGCGCCCCGCCAGAACCAGCCAGCCGATGGGTCGCTATCAACGAGCGGAAGGTTCTTGAAGAGCTTCTTCGGTTCAAACCCGGCGAGGGGCTGTCCCTTCTCAACGGCAGCTATGCGGTTGCGGAACGCCAAGAAAACTGTGGGATGAAGGTGGGAAAGGTCACGAAGACGGGCCGTGGTCAGCGTGAATAGCGCCGACATCTCTACAACCCCCGGATCATTGGATGCGGCCAAGGCAGCAAAAGTCTCTGTCGGCCCCCCGTAGAGGTCAGGCACCAGCTGTATCGAGTGGGCGATGGGAATCCAGGATGCTGCCGTGTGCTCCGGTGGCGGAACAGCTGCCGCAATCATCAGCGTAGTGCGGCCACCGGGGAGATCATTCAATGCCCTTCCGACCGTTCGCCAGCGTGTTACGAGCCCGCGTTCGATTTGAGACCAGCATTCTGGTGCAAAGCAGTCGGCCAGCCACTGACTGAGCATCTCGAAGCGCCTCTGCAGCCTTTCATCCGAGACCGATGTTTCTGCATCGGCATTCTGAAGTGAAAGAGCGAATGAGTCGCCTCTGGAATTTCTCAAAGGCCGCCACGCGCTTCTTTCATCTGATGGAGCGTCAGGTCTGACCAAAAGGCGTGCCAAGCTCACACCATCCGCGAAATCCTGAAGGTCAATCGTGAGCTCGATTTGTTTTGGATCGTTATTGATAAGGCTTACGGAAAGCCATGAAGGCTGTCGGCTGTCCACAGGGCGGCGACCAAAGCCTACCTCGACCATTTCGACAGCACCGAGCTCGTCCTCAATGTCTAGGGCAATCGCGTCAATTGACTGGCTCAACTTGAGATGCAGGCGGATGGCTGAGCGCGCGGGCAGAAACTGGACTGAGACGGGTGCTAGGGATGGGACGAGCTCAAACAACAGAACTTCCGCACCGCTTCCGCGGCGAAGTACGACGCGGTCATCGCTAGCTGGCAACAGCAGGTCGCGCAGCGCCAGGTTTCGGGTAAGGCCGTGCGCAAACGGGCGTTTCTCCTGCCTGCCACGAACGATCAGCGAAGCCTCGGCATCCGGGCAACGGATCGTAATCGTTTCGAAACGGTTTTCCTCTCCGACACTGAGCCGCGTCCCTGTGGGAAGTCCGACTGGCGTTCCGTCGCTGCGCTGCCGCATGACCGTCACGTCCGGCCACGGAAGGTCGAACGGAATGAATTTACCCGCAATTTCGAAGACAGCTCGGGCGGAGATATAGCCGCCCGCCGGATCTAGGCAAAGACGACCATCATCGTCACGTCCGGCATAGCGGGAATGTTCCACCATGAGGTTTTCTGGCGGCCGTTCGCTGTCAAAGACGAGGCCGTTGCTTGCTCGAAATCCCGGCCAAACCCAAGCTTCCAACGATATGCCAGCGCTTCGCAGAGGTGCCGTACCGTCCGCTGGGGCCAAGAGTTCGATACGTATCCGAAGCGGGTCCGCATGGCCTACCTCGGGGAGCAATTTCACAACGTTGCCCAAGTAGGTCTCACCGAAACCATTCACGATCTCGATTTCGACATCGGCAGTTTTTGTTCCAACTATAAGCCGCAGGGATCTTTTTTCAGTGCGACCGAGACCTGTCTCGACGCTTAGAAGCGCTGAAGGACCGTAAAGCGACCCTTGCGGGCCACCCACCACGATGCCTTCGCGAAGCGTGAGCCGTCGGCGCGGGCGGGCCCGCACTGTCGTCTCGCCATCTGCCGCTGTCAGCATGACCGGCCGGGAGCCGAGTTGCGCAAATCCGACGAACCCGAGCGCGCCAGTTTCTAGTGCCAGTTCATCATGGATGGAGAACGGATTACGCGATAGGATCACGGCGTCGGCGGCATCAACCACAAGGTCACGGCGAGCGCCGTCGCTGTCTTTAACCAAGTATCCTGTCGCTCGGTCGAATACCGCAAATCCCGTCGAGGCATACAGGAATGTGAGCTCGCCGCTTTGCGTCCCGATCTGCCATTGCAAGTGCCTTGGCCACGGCTGGGGCAGCATCCAATCCTCGCCACCCCGAAGGCGGAGAGGTCGCGCTTCCCGGTCCTGCCAAAGTTGTATCCGACCTTCGGTGCGTGGCAGTCGCAGTGAAAGCCCGCCGTCGCGCCACATGAGCCTTGGCTTGGGCACCGGTATAAGGCCCTGCGCGGTATGTGACGCGCCATCCCCGCGTCCATTCAGCCGTTGAGTCAGGATCTCCGCGAAGCGATCTTCGAACGGTATAACTGGTTGGAATGAAGTTGTGGCCTCTCTAACCCGGGTAAAAAGGGTCGCGTGCCAAGCAGTCTCATCCCAAAGAATGGCGCGACGCGGGGTGATGATCGAGGGATGCACAAATTCCAGAGAGTCATCTTCCCATCTATTTAGAAGAACTGTCGACTCGATTGGGGGTGGCCCAAATGCAGCCTCCTGACGCAAAAAAGCTTCGATGATGGTTGGCAACTGCGCGATGGGCACTCCCGCATGAAGGAGGTAGACATCGACCATCCTGTCGAAGCCTCGGGATGGCAGTCCTAGTTTGTCGCATACGTGGCAGAACCCATCGAAAAGCATGCGGCGGCTTTGCTGCGTTTCGAGTGAGATGCCGAGCACCTCTTCGATGTGCCGATATATGCCGTGATCAGCTTCCCCGTAGGAATCACTTAGAGCCTGCGTTACGCACCACGCAGCAACATAGGGAAAACTCTGAAAGAGCTTCGGTAACCGGGATGCTGAGCCGTCGAGGAATACCCGTGTCTTTTCCACGGCGCCGTCCCGAAATTTTGGTTTTAGTGGCGCAAGCCCAATAAATGGTGGCGAATTCTGCGACCTAAGAGATTGGCTGAGGAGAAAATCGGTGGTGCGGCAACCCATAATATCTATACCTCGTGATCCGCGAGAGGGCGGCTATCCTCGCTGGCGAGGAACCGACAAGATTTCTGCGTGTTTTTCAGCACTTGCATGGCGATCCATTCCCCCGAAAACAACCTGGGCGATCTTTTCTATGTTGATAAAGATGGCACATCAGGGGCTTGTCCAAGTCAAAGGAGTGCCGCCTTCAGATATTTTGTTACCGGACAGAACGCGACGTCCGCTCCACGGCGGCACGCGCAGCAATTCCGCACGAATGTCCGATGCGCTGGCCGTCAGGTCGACCGTCATGAACCTGATCTTGTGGCCCTGAATGACAACGGATTCGTCGAGAGTGGAACCGACTGCGGGATGCAGGAGCAGGCCTTCCGCATCGTCAGAATACCCATCGCCAGAACCCTCCTGTGATCGCAAATAGGCGTACATCTGGTACAGGTATCCGCTTCGGAGGCTTTCTTCCCGGTACCAACCGTTCGTCACAATCGCATTGAACTTCGTGTCGATGACGATCCTTCGCCGGGCGACTTTGTCATCAAGAACGATGTCGGTTCTCATGCCGGGGAGAATACGACCAATTCCCTCTGTGCCGGCCGTCGCCGGCCAAGCCAATGCACAGCCCGTGCTGACCCGCCACTCTGCCGGCGGCAGGACGACATGAAAGAAGCCACCGACGGCGCGCTCGAAAAGTTTCCGCACCCAACGTTCATCACGGTCTGAGAGCGGCATTTTCTGCAGTCCGGCGATTTCGGTGGGAACGGCAAGCTCGAAGGCCAGCTTGGCTGCCGCGACCATCTCCTGGTCTTCCACATCATGCCGACCAAACCGCTCCGTGCTCATTTCGCGTATCGTCGGCGGAGTGCCGGACACGCCCATCATTTTCATGTCGTTCGCTAGCCTGCGGCAGCGACGGATGACATCTTGCCGTGCTGCAATGCGTGAAACCAGCTCCAGTGCGGCGCGCACAAAGCGATTTCTAGGCGTATCAATCGTGAGTTCATCGAACTTGCAGGCCACCAGTCCGCGCGCCAACAACTGATGGCGCTCTGTCGTCAGGACGTCGATTCTGCCGCGCACCCGGTTGAGTGCAGCAGTTCTCGTTCTGTAACCAAAGCTCAGTCTTCGGCGTTGCCGCCGTTCTACGGCGAGCGCCAATATCTCCCCCACCAAGTCGGGGAGATCATCAGGCATGTCCTCGATGCCTTTCCCATCCATCCCTTTTATGCGAAACAGGTCGGATGCGTAGAGCATCAGCAGCCAAATGTTCCGGACCGGGATTGCGCCAATATAGCCGTGGTCAGGCGCAATATAGTCGTCCGGCTGGATGAGAGCGGCTTCCATCACCAGCCTGCAATCAGCTTTTCAAGCGCATCCTTGGCGGTCTTCGGAGAGTCGAACCAGTACTCTTCCAGCAAGGGGCCAATTTCGGTTTCTGCGACCTGGAGAAACCAGTCCCGCGTCGATCCTAGTTCGAGGCGTTGGGGTGGGGTGACGTAGCTGTGACCTATCCGGAACTGGGTGCCGAGATCCTGCTCTATCTTCTGGTTAAGGCTGGAAATGCGCTGTTCAATCCCCGGTGCCAACTCAGGATCGATGCCACATTGCTGGATCACCCAGGTTCGCCAGGAATCTCCGAGCTTCGGTTCTAGCGTTGCAAAGGCAAAACGTCGGCGAAATGCCAAGTCCACCAAAGCGAGCGAGCGATCAGCGATGTTCATCGTACCGACAACATATAGGTTTTCTGGCACGTGCACTGGCCATCGTTTGCCGTCGGCGTCAGGATAGCAGAGTTCGAGCTCGTGGTCCGGGCCCCGCTTTCCGGCCTCTAGAAGCGTGAGGAGTTCCCCAAATATCGCCGCAGGGTTTCCTCGATTGATCTCCTCTATCACCACGACAAAATCTTTGGTCGAGTTCTTCAGTGCCGCGCGGATCGCCTCCATGAAAACACCGTCCGCAAGTGCCAGCTTGCCATCGCCAGTCGGCCGCCAGCCCCGCACGAAATCCTCATACGACAGGTTTGGGTGGAACTGGACTGCCCGGATCCTGCTGTCGTCCTTCTCGCCCATCAAGGCGTAAGCAAGCCGCTTGGCAATCCAAGTTTTTCCCGTTCCCGGCGGACCCTGAAGGATCAGGTTCTTCTTCGTCCGCAGCCTTTCCCGAAGCCGCTCGACCTCTGCTAGGGAAAGAAAGCAACCGTCTTTTAGAATGTCGGCCACCGCGTAGGATTCAAGGACAGGTGTTGGCTGTACAGCATCTTGCTGCTGTTCTTCGGTATCATCCAGGTCGTCTGGTGAGGCGTCATCTGCCGCTGCTTTGTCTGGTTCTGCCGGATCTTTGAACAGCCAGGATGCCAGCGACAACTCAGGAAAGCTGTGGACCGGGTAGCTGCCCTCGGTAAATCTGGCTTTAAGGTTGTCGATCAGCTTCAGATAGCCATTTGCATCTGCGGGCTTTTGTTGGCCCGACGTGGGTACGGGAATGCTAAGACGCTTTGTGATATAGTTGCGGGACTGACTGTCGAGCGTAGGGAAATCCCATGGGTGGGCCCAGTAAAGGCCAGTGGAAAGGTTCCATGCAACGCCCCACACCTGCGTGGCGGCGTCATAGGCGTGAGCCAGCTCGATGCGGTGTTCGGGAAGATCGGAGCCCACGGACTCAGCTGCCGCCGCGAAAACGCGCCAAAGTGCTTCGATGTCACCGTCGCCACGCTTTTCGGCATATGAGAAGAACCATGATCGCTGGTTGTTGAGAACGGGAATCCCATCGAACGTGCCAGGAATAGGTACGGAAACGCCAAGTAGCTCGGCGATTTCAGTCGCGATCATCTTCCTGTTCGCGTCGGTCATCGACCGATTGAATGTGCCCATCGCCGTAAAAGGACAAATGTCCTGAAGCGGGCCTGTGGTCCCATCTGCGAATTTGTCCTGAAGGTACGAAAGACCCGTCACCTTGGTGGCGATCTGGTGAATACCTTCGATCAACGGCTTTCGATCCGTCCGGAAGGTCAACAACTTTTCAGCCACCGCCTCGTAGAATTCAGTCCAGAGGAAACGCTGCCGGACCGGCCCGTCGCCGAATCTTTCGCGCCAATAGGGTTCGTTGCGCCAGCGGTCGATATCTTGCGGCTTATCTTCAAACGTGAATGCGATCAGGCCGTCTGCGCCCCAGTCCCCAGTTCCGGGCACCAGCCGCCAGATCGTTCCGCGATGCGTGTAGAAATACCATTCACGCTGTGGCTCTTGCTTGGCCCATGATACCCGCACGCGCTTCCCGTCGTTCAGGTTTTCGGTGACCGCGCCGATCGCCTTGATGGCCATGACCGAAACGGTATTGCCACGATTGTCGAAGGGCAGATTGTGTTTTCTGGTGAAGGACGACTTGATCGCGATCCTGTCGCCGGGCTGCATGGAGCGAACCAAGTCGAGATGCTTGTCGTCGTAACCATTCTCCCAGATTCCTTCACTCAGGAAGCGAGGCGTCTGGTCTTCCGTGCCATAGATTGCGCCGACGAACCAATGGGATTTTGGGGCATCTGTGGTTTCTGTCATCTCATTGCCCCTCGCCGTCGTCAAGTAATTGGATGATATTCAGATTTTTGGAAGAGTCACGTCGGGAATTGGCCATTGGCCATCAACTGGTCATAGGCATCCCAAGGCTCCTCTTCGTTGATCTCCGCGCCCCTGTCGTCATCATCGAAGTGCAGCAGGGAAACCGACATCCTGAGACGTTCCGAAAAGAAGGTGAGTTCCTGCGCCGGCTCCGATCCACGGCTGAATGTCCAGACACCACTTGGATGTGCCACGGCGCAATCATCTCCCGGCTGGATCGCAGCCGACCCCAGCGCCGCGACCGATCCATCCGGAATCTCCATGCCCGACTGGATGAACACACCGCTCTTGAAGGCTGCCTTGCTGGCGCGTCCCCACAGCGCAAACCCGTCTGTCGCAACCACCATGGCCGCGCGTCGATCAGTAAACTCGATCCACTTCCTCACAGCAGCCAGGAGCGATACGCCATAACGGTCGGTGATGTGGCCAAGCAAGCTGCGGGTCATTTCCAGCCCGTCGACCTGCCTGCGATAGTCGTCGAGGGGCATCAGCAGGTAGGACGCGAACGTATCCGCCTCCTCTTCGCGCTGCTTTTCCGCAGCTTTCCAGGCATTTGACTGGAGCGGCAGGCATTGGAAGTCGCAGCTTCGGCTCAGCTGTCCGTCAGGGTAGTCGGCCAGACCCAGCTTGGGGCGGTGCAACAGGTAGTGGCCAAGCTCATGCGCGACGGTGAAGCGTTCGCGACCGCGATAGCGTGGTTCTTCATTGTAGACGATGTGCCATCCTGGCCGCTTGCGATGCGCCCGCAGCATGCCTTCAAATCCGGGAAGGTCGCCACCAACAACCTTTTCGATGGGGTCTTCGTTGTTCTTCGATACTTCCAGCGCGAGTTGCTGGACGTCGATGGGAAAGCGATCCTCCCCGAGCGCCATGCGAAGCAGCATGGACAGCCGGTTGGCTTCCTTGTGGGGCGATTTCTTTCCGTCCACTGCCATCAATCGTCGTCCAGTATGTCCAGCATCTTGCGCATGCGTTCTTTGGAGTCGGTAGTCATCCCTTTGTATTTCCGAAAGAATGCCAGGTCGTCGGCATTTTCCTCATTGGCACCGTCGCCAGCCAAGAGGTATTCGGTCGTCGTATCGAGCGCCAAAGCGATCTGGCTGAGCTTTTCTGCCGATGGCCGCGTGACCTCCTTGTTCTCGATCTCCCACATGTAACTCTTGCTGGATCCGACCCGCTCTGCGAGGCCTTCCAGCGTCAGGCCGCGCTTCAATCTGAGTACGCGCACGCGCTCTCCCAATGGTGTTGGCACGGCAATCCTCCTTTGCTCCGGTGGTTCGTCTTTGCCATACATCTAGTCCTTGACAGGCGATACGTGCAATCCCTATCTTCTGCGCAGGTTCGCTATCGCGAACTTTGATTCTCGCCATTACAAGACACAGGAGGTCGATATGGCTAAGGGCAAGGAACCGGGCACCCACCATGTGGTGCCCAGCAATGGTGGCGGCTGGGATGTCCGTCGCGGCGGGGCGGAGCGTGCCAGCGGGCACTTCGACACCAAACGGGACGCGGTTGATCGCGGCCGCGAGATCAGCCGCAACGCCGGGACCGAGTTTAAGATCCACAACCAGGATGGTCGGATCGGGCAATCGGATTCGCACGGTAACGATCCCCGCAAGATCAAAGGCTGAGGAGGGTTTCCAGATGGCGTCGATCACCAGCTTCATCCGCAATACGCCCGCCGCGTCGCTTCGGGCATACTTCCACACCTCCGGGATCGAGCTGCCGGCGGCGCTGGATTGGGATGCCCCCGAGCCTGATGTGGTTCGACCGCTGCTTCAGGCAGTGGAAGATATGGACGACGAGGCACGCGGCCGCATCGTCAACGATGCAGAGCGCGTTGGGGCGATGTCCGACGATGCTGGGCAAGTGGCCATCTACAGCGTCATTGATGACCGGCTTGTCCTCGACCGCCTTGCGAACGCCCACGACCGGGCTCTGTGGATGTTCCTGAACCAGCGCATGCAGTTCAGGCACGCCGAGGAAGTCCGCTTCACTGATGAACGCCGTCGCGGCCGCAGCTGGGATGGCTTCATCTGCGATGTCGATTGCACGGTGCGGCGGGATCCTATCTCGGTCGATGCCTTCAGGGACGCACTCCGTGCGCGTTTCGCGTCGATCAACGTTCATGTTGACATCTTCGAACGCGTGCGCCCGACCTTCGATGGGGAAGACTGCGAGCTGGTCCAGATCACGGTTTACCGCGAAGGTTTGCCGGACGACCACTTCGCCTTCGATGATGGTGGGGAGCTGGTCCGCCGTGCGTATCGGCCAGTTTTCGAAGCGGCCATGACCTATGAACCCTCGACGGGCGTCATCGAGGTGGTGGCCAATGATCGCGAAAGCCGCGCGGAACTGGCCCAGTTTCTGGCCCGTCATCTGCTTGGTGTCGAGTTCAGCAGCGAAAAAGTCCCGATGCGGCAATATGATCTGTCGGTCCTGCTCAATCGCTTCACCTTTCCGACCGACCTCGAGGACGGGATCGAGCGGGTCGATGTGCGCCAGCTGCGCCTGATGCCGATTGATCACGCAGGTCGGCGGGTCACGTTTGAGAATACGGCAAAAGCGGGTGGAACCATCTGGGACATGGCCGACGAGGAATTCGGCGCCACCAATCCGCTGCGGCGAGGCTGGGTGATCACGCAGGCCAAGCTGGCGATCAAGTTTCATCCCAAGGGCGATGCGCGCCGGGGCCGTGCGCTGACCTTGGCCGTGACGATGCCGCATGGCTGCAACCTCAAGGACCAGACAGAGCAGGAGCAACTGATCGGCGAAAAGTATCTGCGCCGTTGGGGGATCCTGGTCGATGACCAGCCGTTCTTCGAGGATTGACCATCGGGCGTTGGGCCTGATCAGCGCAATCGCCGACACGCCGGACGCGCAGATCGCTGCGCAAGTTCTGAAGACATACCATGCTGCGGCGGGGAGGCAGCTCCTCGCCGCAGGGCTTTTGGCACGTGCCGGTGACGACGCCGTGTCCACCTCGATGGTTGACCACGACGATGAGCCGGTGCCGCTGGCCCGCTCGACTGACGATGGCTCTTATGGATATTTCAGCCCGAACGCGGGTTGGGTGAAAGTCGGGCCAGAACAGACGGCGATTTATCGGCTTGATATGCCTGCGCTGCTGTCCCGGCTGACCGCGCGGTTCGATCTGGCCAGTCGCCATGGCCCGACCACGTTGATCCCCAATCTTCTGTGGGAAATTGGCGATGTGCGTCTTGGCCGTCGTGCCGAGCGCGTGCCGGTCTGGTTCGCGCGCCGACTGTCAAGCGAAGCGGTTGCCAATCAGATTGCAGACGCGGCAAAGGCGCGACCTGCACTGCGAATACGCATCCTGTTGACTACGACACCCACTATTCATCTGAAACTGCCATCCGCGGCAGGGCAGCTGGTGGTCGACTTTCGCGATGTGGTCGATTTCGGGGACGGGCTTGCAGCCAACCCTGGCATTCTGGCTGTCCGCCTCGACGGCACGCAGCGGCCGGATCCTTCAGAACCCCTGAGCTTGTCGCCAGATGGCAAGCAGCTGATCATCCTTGGCGGCGACCCGATCAGCCTGAAATCGGATATTCACATCAAGATTCTTCGGACGCTCGTCGAGGGCTTCAAAGAAGATAAGCGCTACACCGCTGACGATCTGTTATCGCGCGCCGGCTCAGGCGTGACGACGCTGCAGCGCGCCTTTGGAAACGCAAAATGGGCGCAACTCTCGCCCCACCTCAAATCGACCAACGGGCTCTGGGCTTTCGAGCTGTAGGGTAATTTCTCCCTATTCTTCTCCCTGTCCGGGTATAGCTCTTCTCCCGCCATCTGCGTGATTTTGCCTTCGGAAGCGATCTGTTCCGAGGGAGTACCAGATGACCATCAGACATTTGAACCAGATCGAGTTGGCAGCTCGGTTGAACATCAGCCCGCGCACCTTGGAGCGCTGGCGTTGGACGGGAGATGGCCCCCGATACATGAAAGTCGGCGGCCGGGTGGTTTACCGCCTGGAAGACGTCGAAGGCTACGAGGCCAGCCAGCTGCGCAACAGCACGGCTGAAATATCCTCGAAGCCCGCGGCTTGAGGGGGTGATCATGAACATCCCCAATCACATCACGCTGGCTGACATCCACCACATGCCGGTTGGCAAGATCGCAGCACTGCCTGCTGATCAGCTGGCAATGCTGAAGGATGCTGCCGATCATCAGCTCACCCAGGCAAAGACAGTCGCGGATTGGCTCGATGGTGCCATCTCCCTGAAATACGCCGACCGCGCCACCGAATGCCGCAATGAGGCGAGCAAGGACACCGGCACGATCCGCTTTGAAGATGGCGGCGTCACTGTAATCGCCGATTTGGCGAAACGGATCGACTGGGATCAGGCGAAACTCGCTCAGATCGCTGAAAACATCGCCTCGTCTGGCGAAGACCCTGCGGAGTTCATCGACACCAAGCTGACGGTATCCGAGCGCAAATACACGGCGCTGCCGGAGTCCTGGCGCAAGGGATTTGAGCCTGCGCGCACGGTCCGGACCGGCAAGCCCAAGTTTCGGTTTGAATCAAATGGGGGTGCAACATGACGGCTCTGACCCCCATCCTTGATCCTGTCCGGGATCTGCCCGGCCTGATCGACCGTGCGGCCAGAATGTTGGCAGGCGCCAAGACTGCGGCCGAAGTGCTGGAGGCGCGTGAATTTGCAGGGCTGGCCTATGACGCGGCCAAACGCGCCTCGCGACTGCACCGGGCCAAATCCGCCCATGACGAGCTGATTGCGGCCGCCCATCGCGCGCAGGCTGATGCGCTGGAGATCGAGGCCGCCGCAAAGCGCCGCCTTGCTGATGAATATGATGCAGCGCAAGCGCGAGGTGAGGTGGCCACTGGAAACCGGACCAAGGACTTTGGCGTTGCAGATCTCAACGCCAAACCTGCGACTGCCTCCGATCTTGGACTGCGCCGTGACCAGATCCACGATGCGCGGCTGATCCGCGACGCGGAAATGGCAGATCCCGGCATCATCCGCCGCACGCTCGACGAACGCTTGGAGCATGGCGAGGAACCAACCCGCACAGCCCTGCGCAGAATGGTGACGGATGCGGCCATGCGTGGCTTGCGCCCGCAGCGCAGTCCGAGCCGGCGCAATCCTCTCTATGTCCCGCCCACACCTGAACAGGCGGCCTGGCAGCATGTGACTGGTACGTTTCGGGCCTTTGCTGAATGGGCCTCCGACGACAACCTGACCCTTGCCCGCAAGGGCATGCGGGAGGCGCAGAATATCCCGTTTCACGACCTCGATGCCAAAGCCATCGCGCAAGGGTCGGCAGCTTTCACAACAATCAAGGAGTGGTTTGATGCTTGATAGCCAATCAGCGGCTTTTGCCGAACGCGTCTGGGATTACGCATCCCGTCTGGGCAACAACGCCCCCAAGATCGCCGATGACATGATGGAAGCGGCTTTCCCGCTAACCTGTTCGCAGGCCCGCGAAGAGGGCGCGCTGCGCATGCTGCGCACCGGGATCATTTCCGAGGTCAAGCGCATCCTGCGCAACCGCGATGACGGATTGGGCCAGTCAGATTTCGCAGAGGTCTGCGAGGCCTTCGCGCCACTGGTGAAAAAGTTGCGATCAAAATCGTACTTCGTTGAAAGCGCGCAGGAGTATGTCGGCATACCCGCTCTGATTGCTGAGCCCGAATTGCTGGATGACGCACGCCGGTTCATGCGGCGCAAAGGCATCGAATGCCTTGGTGAAGCCAACCGTCTGGATGCGCTGTTTATGGCCGTCACAGCGGAAGCGGCTGAGGCTGCGCCAATGATTTCTCATCCCTCCATGCCCCAATCAGAAGGAGTCCACTGATGGCTATTTCTCTTGCATCCCTGCGCACCAACACTGCACTGACGCCCCCACGCATCCTGATGCACGGCGTGGCTGGTGTCGGCAAATCCACCTTCGCGGCGGAGGCTGACCGGCCTGTGTTCATCATGACCGAGGATGGGCTCGGCAAGCTGCAGGTTCCACATTTCCCCCTCGCGACCAGCTATGTCGAGGTGGCGGAAGCGCTCGACGCCTTGCTGGTTGAGGAGCACGACTATGGCACGGTCGTCGTGGATAGCATCGACTGGCTAGAGCCGCTGATCTGGACAGAGGCGTGCAAACGCAACGGCTGGCAGTCGATCGAAACACCGGGCTTTGGCAAAGGCTATGCTGAAGCACTGACCGTCTGGCGCGAATATCTCGATAAGCTGAACGCGCTTCGTGATCGCAAGGGCATGGTGGTCATCCAGATTGCCCACACCGATATCAAGCGGTTCGACAGCCCCGAGCACGAACCTTACGACCGATATATCGTCAAGTTGCAGGCCCGCGCATCGGCGCTGCTCCAAGAGCATTCCGATGTGGTGCTTTTTGCGAATTACCGGATTTCGGTCGCCAAATCTGATGTCGGCTTCAACAAAAAGGTGACCCGGGCGCTCGGGTCCGGTGCGCGTGTCATGCACACCGAAGAGCGCCCCGCCTTCCTCGCCAAGAACCGTTACGGCCTGCCGGACACGCTCGATCTCAGCTGGGAAGCGTTCATGGCGGCTATGCCTCAATCTTAATAATGCACCAGAAAGGACACGATTATGGCACGTTTTGATACGTCATTTGACGCGACCAGCGTTGAACCCACCACGCCCATGGAATTGCTACCCGCAGGCAAATACCGCGCCCAGATCGTCGAGAGCGAGATGCGCGTGACCCGCAACGGCATGGGGCAGTTTCTCTGGCTAATGCTCGACATTCTGGA